CAGCAGGTCGTCCAGATTGACCTGGCCATCCACCGCGAAGTACCGGCCGTTGATCGACAGGTACATGTTGTCCAGCATCCCGCGCAGGATGTTGGTCTTGATCTTCTGCGCCTCCAGGGCGAGATCGGCCACGCTCAGGCCGAAGAACTTGTGCGGCATCGGCACCGGGGTGATGCTCACGAACGGCGCGCAATCCACGATCTCGTTGTCGAGAATCTGGTTGCCCGCGCGCGTCACCTTGCGCAGCTCGCTGATGCCGTCGCCGTCGTAGTCGCAGCGCACGTAGCACTCGGTCACCCAGATGATGCGCTGGGAGTCGTCGGGCGTGCTGATGGTGTCGGCCTGCAGGTAGGCCAGCTCGTCGTCGTAGCCCAGGCGCTCGATGCGCTCCATGTTCAGCGCGGTGGACTGGTCGTCTCCCGTGATCTGGTCCACGTTCTTGTAGCCCATGGAGATCAGGTCGCTCTGCGTGCGGGCCACGCGGTGCGCCACAAAGCTGGCGTCGTCGATGGTCTTGGCCTTGCGCGAGATCAGGAACTCCTCGGGCGGCACGTTCTCCACCCGCACGCAGCCCTGGATCTTGGTGCGCTTGCACACCACGTCATAGGCCAGCACCGGCGGGGCGGCCTGGATCTGCGCCATCTGCTGCTGCAGCTGCATTACCGCCTGCTGCGCCTGCGGGTCGCCCGCCTGGGCGGCTTGGCCGGCCTGTTGGAGCTGCTGCTGCAGCTGCTGCAGGGCCTGCTCGCGCTGCTTGGCGTCTTGCTCGTCGGGGTAGCTCTTCTGCTCGATGACCTCGACCTCGTCATCGTCCATCAGCTCGGCGAGCTCCACCTGGTTAAGGTTGCGGTATTCCTCGCGCTTTTCCTCGCGGCGGTCATCCCACCAGACCTTGACGATGCCGTTTTTGCTCAGCAGCGCGTCCTTCATCCAGTTGTAGGTGATGAGCTCGCCGTTGTTGCGCACGTGGAAGCAGTGGTTCAGGTAGTCCGTGCACTGCTCGGCCTTGGGCTCATCGCCCGGCTTGGTCGGCTCAAACTCCACCACGCGCTCGCTGCCCGCAAACTTCACCATGAGCTGCGGCAGCATGCTCTCGATGGTGTTGCGCACGTCCGGGCTCACCACGGACGAGCGGCCTTCGATCTCCGGCGGCGTCAGGTCCAGCGTGGGCTTGGCCAGGTAGTAGCTCATCGCCTTCTGGCGCTGGGCGGCCAGCTTGCCGCTGTACCAGCCCACCGCCTGGCGCATCTCCTGGTCGGTGATCGACCGGAGCTCATCGTCAGACATGCGTGCCATAAAGGTCTCAGGCCACGTTGAAGCGTGGGTAGTTGATGGTGCCGCCCCAGGTGTCGTTGGTCATCTGGTCGGCGTTCAGGGCCAGGTAGCGCATGGCGTCCGCCCCGTGAGAAAACTCGTCGTGCACCGGGTTGCCGGGCTCGTTCGTGGTCGCGTTGATCTGCCGCCGGTAGCGCTTCAAGCACTCCACCAAGCGGGCGGTGCGGTCGCGGTGGAAGTACACGCGGCTGAAGATGTCGCGCACCCGCTTGATGCCCTGCTCCACGTCCATGTTGGGCGTGCGCTGCACGCTCCAGCCCAGGCCCTGCAGGATCTCGGCGTCTTGCTTGCCCGTCTGGTGGCGCTTGGCAAACCCGTCGTGAGGCAGGTAGTGCGTGCCCCAGTTGATGGGCTCCCCGTCCAGGCGCAGGGCTTTGAGCTCAGCCGAGTAGTCGGCCAACGTGCGCTGCGTGCCCTCGATGTAGTGCACGAGGCGGATCTCGCTGGACACCTTCTGCGCCAGGATGATCGACATCGAGTCGTTGAAGCCCAGGTCCCACACCGCGTGGGTCTTGAGCAGCGGGTCGTGCGGCACGTTGCCGATGCGCCCCGCGGCGTTGGCCATCTGGTCGAAGTAGATCGCCCCGTCCACCGCGGGCTTGCACTGGCCCTCCCAGATGTGGGCGTAGTCCTCGCGCCGCATCGTCGCCTCGGCGTGCTGGCGTTCAGCCTCCAGCACCGCAGGAAAACGCCCGTTGTCGGCGTGGTTCATCTCGATGGACACACAGCCCGGCGGCGGGCTGCTCACGAAGCGCCGGTAGGTCTCGTCGCTTTCCAGTTGCGGGTTGAAGCTGACCCAGATCTGCGAGCCGTTCTTGCGGATGGTCGGGATCAGGATGTCCCAGGACCGCCGGCTGATGGCCTGCGCTTCTTCACACCAGCAAACGTCGACCCCTTCGAAGCTCTTGAGGGACTCGGCCGTCTGGTCGCTCAGGCCGCTGAAGAAGAACTGCGAGCCGTTCTTGCCGCGGATCTCCGCTTGCAGCACCTCGTACTGGCTGCCCAGGCCGAGGGCCTCGATCTGGTCGCGCAGCAGCTGGTGCACCGACTGCTGGATGCTCTTCTGAATCTCGCGCGTGCACAGCACCCTCAGCGGACGCTGCGCCGCCATGATCAGCAGCGCGCGGGCAAAGCCCCAGCTCTTGCCGGAGCCCCGGCCGCCGCGCACCACCTTGTAGCGGTGCGGCTCGAACAGGAACTGCAGCTTCTGCGGGAACCAGGCCTCAACCAAAGGTCACCCGGATGCTGTGCTGGACCGCGCCGCCGTCCTCACCGGTCACCTGGATGGGCAGCACCTTGCCCACCAAGCCCAGGAACGGCGCCGGGTGGCTCTCGGCCACGCGGGCCAGGTAGTCCACCCCACCGGCGCGGTTGAGCGCTTCGGCCACCATCTCGCGGATGAGCGCGTTGCCCTTGTCCAGCGAGCCCTTGGGGCGGCCAGCGCCTGGTCGGGCGCCGCCTCGGTTTGAATTGTTTGATTGTTTTTCGGGTTCCATGTGGATTGTCCGAAGTTGTGGTGCTCTCGCCCGCCGCTATCCGCCGGAAGACTAGCGGGGCAAGTCCCACGTCGAGAGCTGCGGCTCATTTGCCGGTGACGCCGCTTGCCGTGCTTGGCAACTGCAGGCCAAAACGAAAAAGCCCGCCGACATCGCTGCCGCGGGCTTCACAAATTGCAGAGACACCTCTGCGGGACGAATTTCAGCACAGCTTCAAAGCGCGTTCAAGGCTTTAGTCTTTGCGCGTTTGGTTCGCTTGTTCTGGAGCTTTTCGGCCAGCGCTTTGATCTCGGCGTGGTCTTCTGGGTGAGCGTACAGCTCAAACCGGGTGAGTCCCAATCCTGCGCGCCGCTCACGCAAGGCGGCCACGCGGGCCGCGATTGTTTTGGCGGGCATGTCAGCCATTCACTCGACCCTGCAGATATTCCTGCAGGTGGCTGACCGTGTTGCGCCTGTCGAGCCAGACGCCCGTCTGCTTCACGCCGTTGGAGCGTGTCTCGATGATCAAAATTCCGCCGCCTTCGCGGTACGGGTGCACGATGGTGTTGGGCAGCTTGGCAATTTGCTGGAGAAGGTCTGATTGCATGGTGTTGCTCCTGGTGGCATCAGTTGTTCAGCGCGCTGCAGGCAGCGTTGATGCTGCCAACGTAGAAGCCAACCCAACCGGGCTTTGCCTGTGACTTTCCGTCAACCAGCAGAACCCAAAAAGCGCGGTCGCTGCGGTCGCTGCCGGTAGCCGAAACAGCCCAACGGGCGCCGCACTGTTCGGTGATGTAAGTGATGGTCATGTCGTTGCTCCGGTTGCGCTGTCGATGCGTGAACTGTATCAGCGTTTCCGGTAACGTGCAAGTGTTTTTTCACACCCGCTCCACAAACATCTGCACCGCATCCGCCACCAGCTCGGCGCGCTCGTCATCGTTCTCAGGCAGCCGGGCACTGCGCCACACGCTCACCCCTGTCGCTCTGTTGCGCGCCACCAAGTACAGGGCCGTGCGGTATGGGTCGGGGATGCCAGCCACCACCTGGCCGATGTGGCGGATGAGGGCGCCGCGTTCGTCGGTGTCCAGCGCGCCGTTGGCGTCGTCGTACTGCCTGGAGGCCCGCCAGCCGCGGGTGGATGGGCACTCCATGGGGAAGCCCTCCACGGGGCTCCAGCCGCGCTCGGCGCGCCACCACAGCACCAGCAGCTCCAGCGGGTCTATGTCAGCTGAACTTCGACCCATCCACCCACCTCGCCAGATTTGGTGATCTGCAGCGACCACTTCGAGTCGTCCACTTTCCATACGTCGGCCAGTCCGTCTAGGCCGGCCTTGATGGAGGCCAGCAGGTTGTCGAGATCGCGGTGCCGCCGGTCTGGTGGCACGAACGTGATGTGCAGGCTCAAGACCTCAACCGGCAGCCGCTTGGCGCCCTGGCGCTTGGCTTCCCAGGCCCAGGACTCCCGCAGTTGCGCCTTGGCGCGGTACTTCTCGGCCCAGTGCCCGCGGAAGTTGGGGCTGAGCGCCGGCATCACCGGCCAGGGCAGTTTCAGCACCTCGCTCACTGGCACCCCTTGCACACGTACTGGTTCACGCCCTGCACGCGCTTGAGCTTGCGGCCCAGCGTGATGCGCGACTGGCGGCAGGCGGCGCAGATGAAGTTGCTGTGCAGGCCGATGCCGCGCTCGCGGGCGTACTGGTGGCCTACTCGCTGGCTCGTGTCACTGCTGCTCGGTGTTGTGCCCACAGGTTCCTCATCGTGGTTTTGAGTTGTTCGACGTGCGCCTTGCCGCGGCGCTTTGCCAGGCTCTGCAACCAAGCCCGGCGTTCGTCCAGGCTGGGCAGCTTGAGGATCCAGCGCGCTTCGCATTCATGCCGCCAGGCCTCGCTGTAGCTGCTGACCTCGGTGCCGTCATGCAGCGCGGGCACAGCGCTCG